GTGTAGAGTATGGAACATCTGCACACCATAAAGATATTTCATTAGGTGTTGCTGATGTTTATAAATTACATGGTGTATTTGATTCTTTAGATACAACAGATCCTGTCTTACCTCAATGGACTGTTTCAGGTATCGTTGGAACATTTACAAAAGGTGAAAAGATTACTGGTGGTACATCTGGTGCAATTGCAACAATTATAAATCCAACATCACCAATTACTTTTATTACTTTAAATGAAACTGCATTTAGTTCTGCTGAAACAATTACTGGTGCAGAGAGTGGTGCAACTGCAACACTTGGAACATTCACAGAAGGTTCTAGAAATATTACAAATGATTTTGTTCTTGATACAGGACAAAGAGATAACTTTTACGATATTGCGAGATTAACAAGAAAACCAACTGCAACTACTCCATTAGGAAAATTACTAATTGTGTGTGATTATTTTACACACGGTGCTGGTGATTTCTTTACAGTAGATTCATATGCAGCTATTGATTATAAAGAGATACCAGTTTATAGTGCAACTCGTATTGATCCTGAAGCACCACAACCAAGTGGTGAATATGATTTAAGAGATACAGTTGATTTTAGACCAAGAGTTGCTGATATATCGTCATCAAGCACTAGCAACTATTCTAGTCAAGGTCAAACAGTATATAGAATAGATGATTACTCATTTAACTTTACATCAAGAAGTTATACAGGAAATGGTTCATCTACTGTAAACATTCCAAAAGATAATTCTAGTTTTCAGTATGACTTTGAAAACTATCTTGCAAGAATTGATTTCTTATTCTTAACACCAGAGGGTGATTTTAAAGTTATACAAGGTGCTCCTGCTGAACAACCAGAGCCACCAAAAACATTAGATACTGCTATGACATTAGCAAAAATAAATTTAAATCCATATGTGATTCAATTATCTGATGCTTCTCATACTACATTTAATAATAAACGATATACTATGAAAGACATTGGTAATCTTGAATCAAGAATTAATAATATGGAATATTATACTGCATTAAATCTTTTAGAGAAAGATGCAGAATCTTTACAGATACAAGATTCAAATGGTCTTGATAGATTCAAGTCTGGATTTTTAGTTGATAATTGTGCAGGTCACAATACTGGTGATGTTAAACACCCTGACTATCGTGTCGCAATGGATATGGAAAACAAAGAAATGCGACCAAAGTATTATATGAAGGGTATTTCATTATCAGAAGAAAACTTAACTGATGCAGATAGAACAAATGACAATTATCAAAAGACTGGTGACATTCTAACATTACCATATACACATACAGTTACTGCATCACAAGTTTATGCAACTAGAGTTGAAAACTTAAATCCAGTTTTATCATTTGCATGGACTGGTATTTGTAAACTAACACCATCAGGTGATAGTTGGTTTGAAACTGAAAGAGCTCCTGATTTAATTATTAATAAAGAAGGTAATTTTGATACTGTTCTTGCAGAGAATGTAAACTCACTTGGAACAGTTTGGAACGCATGGCAAACACAATGGACAGGATTCCATGCAACAAGTACAACGAAATTTAAAGAAAAGAGTTGGGCAAGAAGAAGGCAACAAGTTCCATATAGACCAATAATAGAAAGAAGTGTTGGAACAGAAACTGGTAGAAAAACTCGTTCAGGTATTGAAACTGCAATCGTTACTCAAATAGATTACGAATCATTAGGCGATAGAATTATTGCTCGTGCATTAATACCATTCTGTCGTGCAGTAAATATTTCATTTAGTGCAACTGGTATGAAACCTCTTACAAAAGTTTATCCTTTCTTTGATAAACAAGCAATTAGTGCATATGTTACACCTACTGGTGGTTCACTTGGTGGGGATTTAGTTACAGATGCAGCTGGTTCAGTATCAGGAACATTTGCATTACCTGATCCTAAAGTTACTGGTAATCCTAAATTTAGAACAGGAGAAAGAAACTTTAGATTGACATCTTCAGAAACTAATGTTCAAGTTCCAGACCCTGAAACATTTGCACAAGCAATTTTCTCTGCAACTGGTATTTTAAATACAATTCAAGAATCTATTGTTGCAACAAGAAATGCAAGAATTGAAGTTAGACGAGTTACAGAAAGAAGAAATGTAAATAGAAATGTAACTAGAGATAGAATCGTTGGGTGGTGGGATCCGCTAGCTCAATCATTTATGCCTCAACAAGAAGGTGGTGAGTTCTTAACTAAAGTTGATATTTTCTTCTCACAAAAAGATGATAACATTCCAGTTACTTGTCAGATTCGTGAAATGCAAAATGGTTATCCAACAACTAAAGTTGTTCCAAATGGAAGTAAAACTTTATTACCTGCTGATGTTAGTACATCTAATGATGCAACTGTAGCTACAACATTTACATTTGACGAACCAGTCTATGTGAAGAATGGTGTAGAACATTGTATTGTATTATTCACAGATTCAGTAAAATATCTTGCATGGATTTCTAGAATGGGTGAATTAGATGTTGGTGGTAGTAGATTAGTTTCAGAACAACCATATCTTGGTGTATTATTTAAATCCCAGAATAACACAACATGGAGTGCATACGATTTAGAAGATTTGAAGTTTAACTTATATCGTGCAAAATTTGATACATCAAAACAAGCAAGTATCACATTAATAAATGATGCACTACCTGTTAAAACACTAGAAACAAATCCAGTTAGAGTATTCAATGGTTCTAATGTGCTTAAGATAAAACACAGAGATCATAATATGCACTCAATAACAAATAATGTTACAATTTCTGGTGTTGTTTCTGAAGGTATTACAACAACATTAAATGGTGCTGTATCAATAGGTGCTACATCATTAACAATAAATGGAACAAGTGATTTTAATGATGGTGCTATGGAGATAAAAATTAATGATGAAGTATTGTTAGGTACTCTTTCTGGTGGATCAACTTTCACTTTAAGTAGTCCTTCAGCTACTGCTTCTGCTCATTCAGATAGTGATACTGTTGAATTACATCAAGTCAAAGGAATACCTTTATCAGAAATTAATAAGACACATACTGCAATAGGTAATATTGGTATTGACTATTACACAATTACTACTACAACATCTGGAACATCAGATGGAACAGTTGGTGGTTCAAGTGTTACTGCAACAGAAAATGCACAGATTGATAGTATTCAAATGGCAGTTCCTACTATTGAATTCCCAGATACAACATTGACTTGTAAACTTCGTACAACAAGTTCAACATCAGTTAGTGGTGCTCAAACATCATTTCAGTTAGCCGCAGCTGCAAGTGCAGAAACAGTTCCAATAAATGATAATTATTATTTTGAAAATCCAAGAATGGTTTGTTCAACAATTAATGAAACAAATGAGTTATCAGGTTCTAAATCATTCTTCTCAACATTTACTATGACATCAACTAAAGATAACTTATCACCAGTTATTGATTTAGATAGAAAAGTTGCAATTTGTGTTGCAAACAGATTAGACAATATTGATAGTTCAGCAAATTACTATCCTTCAGATGAGTATATCGGCCCTGAAGAACCAGATGGTGATAAGAACGAAGCAATCTACTGTACAAGAAAAGTTACATTAAAGAATCCTGCAACTGCAATTAAAGTTTTATTTGATGCAGTTAAGTTTAATAGTGCAGAGATTCAAGTAATGTATAAGATACTTCGTTCAGATGATGCTTCAGATTTTGATGAATTAGGTTGGAATTATTTTAATACTACTGGTGTTCCAGATACAACAGTAAACTCATCAGCAAATCTTTATGATTTTGTTGAAAGAGAATTTACTGCAAACGATTTATCAGAGTTTATTTCTTTTGCAATTAAGATTCGTATGCAAGGAACAAATTCTGCTGAACCACCAAGAATTAAAAACATAAGAGCGATTGCATTGGCAACATAATATGAGTGAATATCTTAAAGTAGAAAATTATCCAAAACTTGCTAGAGATGTAAATTCTAGAGGAGTTGTTAATACTGATATGAACGCATATCAAGCCGCAGTTGCAAAATCAAAAGCATTTAAAAAACAAAAAGACGAATTAAGAGATTGTGTACGAGATATAAATAATTTAAAATGTGAGATGCACGAAATAAAATCTCTTTTACTAAAATTAGTGGATAAAGAATAATGGCAGATAGAAACGCACCAGCAACCTTTACTTTTGAACAATGGCGAACAGAATTTAATGAGCTTGCAACTGATGTAGGTGATATTGGAAATTTACCATCAACGATAAACGGTGGAGCAGTATCAGATGTTATCGAAGCAATTACAGCATTAGAATCAGGTTTAAGTTCAGTCTTATTACCAACTGTTATTGACTTTGACGATTCAACTGGTGTTGCAAGTGAAAGAATTAAGTTTGGTACTGATGACGATTTACAAATGTATCATGATGGTTCACACAGTTATGTTGCACATAATGGTACAGGTGATTTATTAATTGATTCAAACAATAATCTTGAGTTAGATGTTGGTGGTAACATTGATATAGATGGTGACGGTAGTATTAGTATAGATGGTGCTTCAGGTGTTACAATTCAGTATAATAATTCAACAAAAATAGAAGCAACAAACACAGGTGTTTCAATTACTGGTAATATAGTTGATGGTAGTGGTACTATGTCAGGTAACTTGGCATTTCCAGTAACAGGTGGTAATATTGGAACAGAGGGTTTTGCAATCGCAGTTTCTATTGCATTAGGATAATAAGGAAAGAAATAAACAATGGCTAATAATTTTAAAAACGCATTTGCAACAAGTGTTTCTACAAGTTCAGGTTCACCAACAGACATTTATACTGCAAATAATGGTAGCACAGTAAACTCTATTCTGATTGAATTAGATGTTGCAAATACTGGTACTTCTTCTATTACTGCAACTGTTTTAATATATGATAGTAGTTCAACAAATAGTTATCATATTGTTAAAGACGCAATTATACCTGTTGGTTCAACATTAAAAGTTGTATCTGGACAAAAGATTGTTTTAAATGGTGATGATAAAGTTCAAATTTATGCTTCTGCGGCTACAGTTGATGTAGTTGCTTCAGTTTTAGAAGATGTTACATAAGGAAATTTAAATGTCAAATGAATCATATATGGGTGTACCATATGTTAATCAACTTGCACCCACTTTCAAAAAAGAAGATTTTCTAGGTTCTGCACTTGCTACACACAATGGTCATGCAAATTCTAAAGTATTAGACTTACCTGTGCCTGGTTCAGTTGCAACAGGTTTATTAGTAGTAGTTGATAATGTAGTGCAAGAACCTACTGTTGATTATACAGTTCATGAAACAGCAGACGCACAACCTAAAATTTTAAAATTTGCATCTGCACCAAGTGGTAGTGCATCAATTTATGTGATTCATAGAGGTTATGCAAATGTAAATCAAACACCACCAACTGGTTCTGTTACTGATACAGCATTAGCTGCAAATTTAAAATCATTTACAACAGATAGTTTTACAGGTGACGCTTCAACAACTGCATTTACTCTTTCAGAAACTCCACCTAATGCAAATTCAATTTTAGTTTCAGTTAATGGTTCTGTTCAACAATCAACTACAGATTTTTCATTGTCGAGTGCAACATTAACATTTACATCTGCACCTGCATCTGCAGCTGTTATTTTAGTAAAACATTTAGGTGTTAGAGGTGTTCTTCGTAGAGGCCCAGATTATCAATTAGATACTTTTACTGGTAACGGTTCTGATGCTGCATTTACATTATCAAATTCAATATTAACAAATAATGCCTTTGTATATTATAATGGTACTTGTATGCAACCGACTGATGACTATACAATATCTGGTACAACATTAACATTTACATTTATACCGTTAAACAATTCAGATATTATGGTTAGATACCAGTTATAAATAAGATTAAAGGAATAAAAATTAATGAGTAATTATTTAGGAAATCAACCAAGTTACGGTGCATATCACAGACAAGTTATTACTGGTGATGGAAGTACAACTACTTTCGCATTAGATTATAGTATTGGCGTTGCAACTCAAATTTTAGTTTCTTTAGATGCGATTATTCAAGAACCAGAATACTCTTATACAGTTTCTGGTTTAACAATTACATTTGCAAGTGCTCCTACAAATGCAGCTAGAATTTTTATTCTTTATCTTGGTAGACCATTAGATAGTTTAAATGCAACTGCTACACTTCAAGATGGTTCGGTAACTACTGTTAAAATTGCAGATTCAAATGTTACTTCTGCAAAGTTAGAAGATAACATAGTATTGCCTGGAACAGATTCAGTTACAGTTCCAAAAGGAACAACTGCACAAAGAGGAACAGGTGTTTCAGGTAAATTTAGATTTAATACAGATGAGGGTAATTTTGAAGGTTATGATGGAACATCATGGGGTGCAGTTGGTGGAGGTGCTACAGGCGCTTCTGGAAATCCTGTATTTTATGAAAATGACCAGAATGTTACTGGAGATTACACAATTACATCAAATAGAAATGCAATGAGTGCTGGGCCCATCACGATAGATGCAGGCGTTACTGTAACAATACCTGCTGGCTCAGTATGGACAATAGTTTAAAGGGAAAAAATAAATGGCACTATCATTAAGTGGAACATCAACTGGAAGTCTGAACAATATATCAGTACCAAATGAAACTGGAACTTTAGCAACAACATCAACAACAATTTTACCAAAAATAGTTGCAGTTGGTCGAAGGACTACCTCTCAAAGTGGTATATCAACTGCTTGGGATACAAGTTCATCAATTGGTTACAAGACTCCATCAAACCCAACAACTATTCTTTATGATTCACAAATTTTAGACACATATAATCAATTTGATCCAACAACTGGTATTTTTACAGTAGATGCATCTACAGTTGGTTGGTATGAAGTACGATTTCATTGGCAAGGTAACTCTCTTATTCGACCCGAAGGATCAGACCCTACTAAAACTGCTGAAGCAAGGGCTTTTGCTGGCATTTACAAAAACAATACTTCATTACAAGGTAGAGGAGATTTTCTAGAAGACGAACAAGGATTAAGTGCAGGTGGTGAAGATGAAACTCGTTTTGGTCTAGATTGTAGTGCAATTGTAGATTTAACAACATCAGGTGATAATGTACGAGTAAGATGTGCAATGTATACAACATCAGCAGCTAAGCAGGCAGAAAACGGTACTAGTATTACAATAACAAGATTAACTGACGCTTCATAGTAAAGGAATAATAAAATATGTCACAAATAAAATTGAGTCCAAACGCTAGTGGTACAGGAGTGTTTACTATAGATGCTCCAAATAGTAACACAGATCGAACATTAAGTTTGCCTGATGTTGCTGGTAATATTGTTACTACTGGTGATACAGGTACAGTATCAACAGATATGATAGCAAATTCAGGTATTACTCCTGCAAAATTAAACGGAGCTCAATCAGGTAACGCACCAATATATGGTATAAGAGCATGGGTTACTTTTAATGGAGAAGGAACTGTTGCTATTTTTGATGATGGAAATGTTAGTAGTGTTACAGATAATGGAACAGGAAAATATACAGTAAATTTTGAAACTGCAATGCCTCATGCAAATTATTCTATTTCTGGTGTTGCACAACATAACACTAATGCAAGTTTTGCTGGTGATCACAGAGAAAATGGATTTAGTTTAGCAAAAGGTGTAGTACCTACTACAAGTGGTGTTAGAATTGTTAGTCTGGATAATCCTAATTGGAGTACTCAATCATCAGCATATGAAGATGGTTCAAGAGTTACTGTAATGATTATTTGTTAAAAGGAAAAATATATGAATAGTAATAAAAGAATTTTATATCAAACAGAAGAAGGTGGAGTTGCAGTTATTGTTCCATCAGATAATTCTAGTTTAACTGTTGAAGAAATTGCAGTTAAAGATGTACCTTCAGGTAGACCATATAAGATAGTTGATGTTAGCGAAGTGCCATCAGACAGAACATTTCGTAACGCATGGGAGTATCAAGCATGAGTATTGTTGTGAATTTGACAAAAGCAAAAAATATTGCACATGAGAAAAGAAGAGCAAAAAGATCAGAAGAATTCAAACCACATGATGATATTATTGCAAAACAAATACCAGGCGAAGATGCAACAGCAGCCGAAACTGCAAGAGCAGAAATCAGAACAAGATACGCAACAATTCAAACAGATATAGATAACGCAACAACTGTTGATGCACTAAAAACAGTATATGACAATGCATCACTAGGAGCGTAATATGAGTACATTAAAAGTAGATACATTACAAAACGCAGTTGGTGAAAATTTTGTTTTTCAAAATAAAAATTTACTCATCAATGGTGGCATGAATATATGGCAAAGACGCACACAAAAAACAAATATAGATTCTGGTGGTTATTACACAGTAGATAGAATTAATACTACTGGTAATCTTACTGGTGGTACTGGTGAGTTTACACAAGAACGATCAACTGATGTTCCAACAGCACAGGGTTTCAATTATAGTTTAAAAATGGATTGCACTACTGCTGATACACTATCTACTACATCTGGTTTTATGACTGTTAGACAAAGAATAGAAGGACAAAACCTCCAGCACTTACTCAAGGGCTCATCAAGTGCTAAAAAAGTCACATTGTCGTTTTGGGTAAAATCTTCTAAAACAGGAACACACATTTGTCAATTATTTGATGAAGATAATACAAGGTCTATTTCAAAATCATATAGTGTAAGTTCTGCTGACACATGGGAAAAAAAGGAATTGACTTTTGATGGAGACACCACAGGAGCATTTGATAATGATGCTAACAGAAGCCTTCATGTTGTTTGGTGGTTAGCTGCAGGAACAGACTACACATCTGGAAGTCTTGGAACATCTTGGGCAACTGGAGTAGATGGAAATGGACTTGCAAATTTTGTAGCAACTGGTCAAGTCAATCTTGCAGATTCAACAAGTAATGAATTTTATCTCACAGGCCTCCAATTGGAAACTGGAAGTGTTGCTACAGATTTCGAGTTTGAACCATTTGAAACTACACAGAGAAAATGTTTTAGATATGCTGAAAGACTTACTTCTCAAAATGAAAACCTATCTTTTTTTCTACGAAGAAACACAAGTGATAATATTTTTCAAGGTTGGTATAACTTTAAAGAACCAAAAAGAGGAGGTGCTTCTTTAGTTGTTCAAACTCAACCTGCACTTACTACAAATACTCCAACAGCAGATCAATTCAGAATGTTTAACTCGTCAGCTTGGTCTAATGTTACTAGTACTCAAAGTGTTTCAATCTCTGGTCAAAATACATCTGGTGGGCACAATCAAGCAGGAACATATACAACTTTAGACCAATCAAGAGGTATGACAATTATAATTAATGGAATTACTAGTGGAACAACTGGACAATTAGCAAGTGCAGAATTTCAACACGCTGATTTGATTATAGATGCAGAATTATAAAAAAGGAACATAAAAATGATACAAAGTGTAAAACGACAAATTTTGCCAGGATTTACCGATTCTGATCCAACTACAACAATATACTATGTTTATTATACTGATGTATCATATGCAACTTGTACAGAGGGTGATAATAGATTTTGGGAAGAGGTTCAAGAATGGGTTTCTCAAGGAAATACAATAACAGAATTTGTAACGGAGTAACAAATGAGCAATGTGAAAATTGAAGGAAACGCTTCGGGCACAGGAACACTAACCATTCAAGCTCCAAATACCAGCACAGACCGAACATTGAATTTACCAGATAAAGCTGGTGCAATAGCAGTTGGTGCTGGAACAATTGTTCAGGTGGTTCAAGGAACTACAAGTACAGAAGTTGTTGTTACTACGACTGATTATACAGATACAACTTTAAGTGCATCTATAACACCATCTTCATCTTCTAACAAAATATTGGTTCAAGTGCTTCAAGAGTTTGTTTCTTTAAGAGGTCAAGACGGTGTGGGTGTGGGTATAAGGTTATTAAGAGATAGCACAACAATTTGGACTCCAATAGAAAATAGTACAGGGCCTTATCTTTGGTATACTGATGACCAAGAATTAGATGGATATGCATCAATAAATTTTTTAGATAGTCCGTCTACAACCTCAAATGTTACTTATAAAACACAAGGCAGACCATATAGAACTAATAATAATGGTTCAGCAACATTTCAAAATGCTAATGGCGTAGTTGTTTCACCAGTTTCAACAATAATTTTAATGGAGGTTGTAGCATGATTACAAAATCAGATGCAATACTTTCATTAAGACCAGATTCAGAATGGACAATGACTGGTGATGTAATAAATTGGTTAGATTCAAATACAACTTGCCCAACAGAATCAGAGATACAAGCAGAAATAACTAGGTTACAAGCAGAGTATGATGCCAAAGCATATCAAAGAAGTCGTAGACCAGAGTATCCAAACATAGGCGACCAGTTAGATGATTTGTTTAAAGCTGGTGCGTTTTCTGATGATATGAGCGCAAAGATTCAAGCAGTAAAAGATAAGTATCCAAAGGAATAAATTATGAGTTTTATAAAATCAGCTGGATTTAGAGGATTACAATCAGATAGTGATGATATAAAGATAGATACATCTGGTAATGTTGCTATTATTAACAGTAATATTGTTAATAAAAATTTAATCATCAATGGTGGAATGAATATATGGCAAAGAAGCACCTCAGCTACAGCCTCATCTACTGGATATAAAACAGTTGACCGATTCCAATATTCACAAAATGGAAGTGGGGCTTACACCCAATCAAGATCAACTGATGTTCCATCAGGACAAGGTTTTGGATATAGTATGAAGATGGATGTTACGACTGCTTTAGCAAGTCCAGCTGCTGGTAATTACTCAATGTTTATGCAAAAAATGGAAGGACAAAACCTCCAGCACTTACTTAAAGGCTCATCAAGTGCTAAATCATTAACTCTTTCTTTTTGGGTTAAATCTAATAAAACTGGAACTTATATTGCTCGTTTTTCTGATGAAGATAATTCAAGAACAATTTCTAAATCTTATACAGTCGATTCGGTTAATACATGGGAAAAAAAGACTATTACCTATGCAGGAGACACCACAGGAGCATTAGATAATGATAATGCAGAAAGCTTAACTATTCAATTTTTTTTAAGTGCAGGAACAAGTTATACATCAGGAACTTTAGCAACTTCTTGGGAATCAACTACTAATGCTAATATAGCGCCTGGTATAACAAACTTACTTGATTCTACATCTAACGAATGGTACATTACAGGGATTCAGCTAGAGGTCGGAGAAAACGCTTCAGGATTCGAGTTCGAGCCATATCAGGTTACTGATTTAAGATGTCGTAGATATTATGATGTTAGAACAGGGGAGCATGAAGGTTGTAGAAATTATAATAATGGTGGATTGATTACTCATGTTTATTGTACTTGTGGAAGTTGGAGAACCTCACCAGGCACATCCTATTATAATACTTCAGGTGGTGGAACTTGGGTAACTTATCTTGGAAGCCCATACAGTTTTTTAGCAACCAATGGTGGGATAAATGTCTTGAAAAAGGCCAGTATTAAAATAGACGCAGAATTACCTTAAGGAAAAAAAATGGAAATAAGTAACGCACAATATATGACATATAATAATGAAATTGCCTGTATTCATGCAACAATAGATGGTGAAGTTTGGAATGTTCCATTAGTAGAAGGTAATAGATTTTATGATGAGATTATGCGTCAAGTAGAAGCAGGTGAATTAACTATTGCACCTGCTGATGAATAATAACTTGTATAAATAGTTTAAAAAATAAAAGAGAATAATTTATGAGTATATTAACACAAATCGGAACAAGTGGAATTAAAGCTAATGCAATAACCACAGATAAAATTCTTGATGCAAATGTAACTACACCTAAAATTGCAGATGCAAATGTAACTACACCTAAAATTGCAGATGGTGATATTACATCTGCGAAACTAGAAGCAAATGCAGCCTTTATTCCAGGCATGATTCTCATGTGGTCTGGAACTATTTTAACAATTCCTACTGGTTGGGGTTTATGTGACGGCACTACATATGCAGGCCCACCTGATGTTATTTCACCAGACTTAAGAGATAGATTTATCATTGGTGCAAATCAAGATGATAGTAGTGTTGCAAAAACAAATATCACAGGAAGTCTTACACAAACAGGTGGTAGTAAAGATGCTATTCTTGTGTCGCATGGCCATGATATAAATTTGTTGCGATATGCAGGTAATACCCATTTTAACTATGGTCATTTTCCAACACACCCACTGCAACAAGGTGATTATCCTGTGTGGCAAACTACTGGTTATAGTACAAATGTAGGTGGTGGTGGAAAAGCAGTAAGAACCGCAGGTTCAAGTGGAACAAATAGAAATTTACCACCATATTATTCAATTGCATATATAATTAAAAAACCGATATAAAATATAGTCACATGGTTTAATTAATACCAATCTTTTTTTATCATTCAGTTATAAATAATTATAAATAGATGATAAAGGAGATTGTATTTAATGGCAACTGTTTCAAATATATTCATTGACCAAGGTGCAACATTCACAACTACAGTAACTATTAATGATTCAACGGGCTCTGCTCTTGATCTAACTGGTTATACTGCACTTGCTCAAATTCGTAAAACTTATGCATCTACAACATCTACAAGTTTTACATCTACCTTTGCGACTGATAGAACCACAGGTCAAATCACAATCTCATTAACAAATACACAAACAGCTAGTCTTGATTCAGGAAGATATGTTTATGATGTTCTCATAACAGATAGTTCTGATGTAAAAACAAGAGTAGTTGAAGGTATTGCAACTGTCAATCCAAGCGTTTCTAGGAGTTAAACTACTATGGCAATAACAGCAACAGTTAACACAACAAGAACAGTCGTAGGTTCTGTATCACAAGGGAATCAACCACAAGTAACGAGAGTTACTGTTCCAGGCCCTAAAGGTGACACAGGCGCTCAAGCTACATCTGCAAGTCTTAACATAAATGATATCGGTAATGTTGATGCTTCAGGTCTAGCAGATGGTGCTTTGTTACAATACAGTACCGCTTCAAGTAAATGGGTTGCAAGAAACGAATTAGATACAAGTGAGAATAATTCACTTCGTCTAAATGCAGGAAGTTTTTAAAGGGAAAATAAAACATGGCTACAATAATTCAAATAAAACGCTCTACTGGTACTACTGCACCAAATACATTAAGTGATGGTGAATTAGCATACACCCACGGTGCAGGTACTCAAGCAGACAATGGTGACAGACTTTTTATTGGTGATGGTTCTAGTGTAAATGTAATTGGTGGTGAATATTTTGTAAACTTAATGGATCATGCTCATGGTACATTAACTGCAAGTTCAGCACTTCTAGTTGATTCAAATAGTGCAATAGATGATTTCTATGTAGGAAATAATTCTACAACTGGTGGTAGTTTAAAACTTAATGAAGGAACTACTAATGGTACAAACTATATTGCGCTTAAGTCACCAAATGCTCTATCTGCAAATACAACATACACATTGCCTGCAACACCAACTGCTGGAAATTACTTAACTACAAATAGTAGTGGTGATTTGAGTTGGGGTTCAATTACTTCTTCATTTGATATAGACGCTGATTCAGGAACAACAGATACATTTAATACTGGTGAAACTTTAACTTTCGCAGGTGGAACTGGTGTTGATACAACTGTTACTAATAATCAAATTTCTATCGCAATTGATAGTACAGTTGCAACATTGGATGATACACAAACATTTACAAATAAAACTTTAACATCACCAGATATTAATACTGCAACAATCGAAGGTGGTACTATTGGTGATGCAACTCCTGTAACAGTTCTTAAAGTTGATAATATAAGTTTAGATGCAAATACAGTTTCTACAACTGATACAAATGGTGATTTAGTTTTATCACCAAACGGAACAGGAACAGTAACAGTTCCATCTGGTTATACATCAAGAGCTGGATTTGCAGACGAATCTTTAGTTCCAAAGTCTTATGTTGATGGTGTTGCAAACGGACTTGATGTAAAATCATCTGTAACAGTTGCAACAACTGCTGATTTATCTGCAACTTACAATAATGGAAATGGAACTCTTACTGCTGGTAGTAACGGTGCAATATCTATTGACGGTGTTTCACTTTCTGCAAGCGATAGAGTTTTAGTTAAAGACCAATCATCTCAACCAGAAAATGGTATCTATACTGTAACAACAGTTGGTGATGTTTCAAACCCTTTTGTTCTTACAAGAGCTACTGATGCAGACACTAATACAGAATTAACTGCTGGTGCATTTACTTTTGTAGAAGAAGGAAGTACAAATTCAGATAACGGTTATGTTCTTTCAACAGATGGTGCAATTACATTTGGAACAACAAACATTACTTGGGAACAATTCTCTGGTGCAGGTCAAATATCTGCTGGTGATGGTTTAACAAAAACAGGAAATACAATTAATGCAGTTGGTACAGCAGATAAAATTACTGTTAGTGCAAATGCAATTACAATTGCATCAACTTATGTTGGTCAAACAAGTATAACAACATTAGGAACAATTGCAACTGGTACTTGGAATGGTGATACTATTGCATATAATTATGGTGGTACTGGTCAAACATCTTATGCACAAGGTGACATAGTTTATGCAAGTGCAGCTAATACTCTTGCAAAATTAGCACTTGGTGCAAATGGTAAAATTCTTCAATCAGACGGAACGGATATATTATATGGCGACATAGATGGCGGCACATTTTAATTAAATTTAACATGGATAAATAATTATCATGGCAACAGTAATAAAATTAAAAAGGTCTGAAACTGCGGCTGCAGTACCAACAACGAGTGATTTAACTGTTGGTGAAGTTGCAGTCAATACTACTGATAAAAGAATGTATGTTCGCTCTTCTACTGGCGTTGTAGAAATTGCAAACGCAGCTTCTGGTGTATCTGAATTTATCTACACAGCAACATCATCACAAACAACTTTTACTGGTAATGATGATTCTTCAAATACTCTAAATTATCTTGCAGGACAAATAATGGTTTTTCAGAATGGTATCTTATTGAAACCTACTGATGACTATACTGCAACAAACGGAACAGATGTAGTTTTACAAACTGGTGCAACAACAGACGATATTATTCAAATTATCTCTTTAGCAAATGGTGATATTGAAGAATTCAATGAAACAAACGAAGAAACTATTATTGCATTTTCAACTGCTTTAGGATAATTATTATTAAGGTTTATACAACATGGCAAAAAAATTAGTTCAATCATATTACACATATACTGCATCTACGAATGTTTTAGTTGTAGACCAATTTGTAAAATTAGAAGAATTACTTGTTATTACTAATTTGACTAGAGGTCAAATAGTTTATAATTTTGCAAGTGCATCAAAAGGTGCATCAGTTAGTTTTGATACAACTACTGAAAAAACTTCTATAACTTTAGACTTTACAGCCACAGGTGCAGCTGATTCTGACAAGTTTCAAATCTTTATTGATGTACCAGAACAAGTTATAGATATTTCAGATTCTTTATTAGACCCTGTTCATAAATTAAGAGTTGCAAATCCTCAAAACTTAATTGATACTGACTTTGAATATGGACTTCAACCAACAAAGTGGGAAACAGTAGAATTATCAAATAACATACCCTCTTTTTATACTGATGATGGTGATGGTTATATTGGAGGTATTCAATCAGTAACTTCAACTAGTGGAACTAGTGAAATTGTTATCACAACATTAGGAGAACATGGTCTTACTGTTGGTAATCCTATTGATGTTAGAGGTTTATCATCTAGAACAGCAGAAGGTAAATTCTTAATTAAAATTGTAACTGATACTACAATCACTTATCAAGCATCTGCAAATCAAACAGTTACTGGAGATATTTCTGGTGTGTATACAACAGTAGCGCCTGGAAGTTTCTTTCAATCATCACAAATTACATATACTGCTACAACAGGAATTACTTCAGATTCTGCTGTTCCAAGTGATATAACAGTTACTACAGAAAACCCACATGGATTTCAAGTAGATTCTAATTTTTATTTGACAAATACTGTTGCAAATAAAATTGTTACAATAGATTCAGGTACATCTACATCATCTACAGCTTCAGATAATTTTGAAGTAGTAGAACCAGATAATACAATTGCATTTTCAAGTTCGTTAGATTTAACACAAACTGAAACAAAAGAATATATTCCTGCATATCATACAAAAATAGTTGCGAGTGATGTTAATATAGTTGCTAATTCTATTACTTGGACTGCACACAATTTAAGAGATGATGACTGTTTATTATATGTAAAACCATCTGGTGATACTCGTATAGGTGGTTTAGATAGTATGGGAATTTATTATGTTATAGTTGTTGATGCAAACACTATTCAACTTTCTGCAACTTATAATGGAAGTGCTATTGCACTTTCTTCTACTGGAACATATACTTATGGTAGAGGTGTATTAGGACTGGTTTATGAGTGTGTACAATTTTATCAACAAGGCCCTAACAGACGCACATATGTAAGAACACGAGCATATTATAATAGTGATAATACAGGTTCTGGTTGGGATTTACAAGTAATAGAATCTGGTAATACTTATAGAGGTAAAGCAAATGTATCAAGCTCATCTTCCCACGCAAAAACTATTTTTATGAGTCCAACAAATACTGATTTAAATGTAAGAAATCCTTATGGTAACATTGGTGGTAGTGGAGCCGCATATTATAGTACATCATGGAACGCAAATGTAGCAAACCCTGACAACAGTACAACACCATCTACATACAACTTTATTGAAGATTTTGGTGCTTATGATAATAATAATTATAATAATGCAAATTCAAATCGTTCTGGATATGTTACTGGTTCTCTAGGTGAGATTTATGTTTATACAAATGTTTATTATTTTAATACAGTTACTAACACTAATACTAGCCTTCCAGCATTTTGGATACCATTAATAAGAGACCCTGAATTCGATACTCTTTTTGTTCAGAATCATGGATTATCAACTGGACAAACTGCAACACTTACAACAAATTCTGGAACTGATATTGTTCATCAAACTTCTGATGTTGGTACTACAACATTAACTAGTCCTGCAAGTGTAACTATATCAAAAGTAACTGACGATAGATTTAGATTGAATGATGGTAGTAAAGATTTAAGAATTCGTGATGTAACAGGAACATACACTCTTTCTGGTAATAAAGACAATACTTTAAAAAATAGTTTTTTTGTTGCTAATCATGATTTAACTTCAGGTCAAAGAGTAACACTTGACACGCCAGGTTCTGGAGTATTACCAACAACAGCAGATACAGAAGTCACGATTGACGGTGATGTTTCTACTGCAGCCGCATTTGATATTATAAATGATTACATAACAAATAATACTCCTAATAGTGTTACACCAGTTTCATATGCTGTTCCTACTCTCGAACAAATGACAAGTAGTAGAATGGTTATGCCTCCACAAACTACAAATGCAGCTCAAAATGGTGCAGCTTTTACAGCTACTCAAACTTTTGCTGATTATATTAATAGTGCAACTGCTAATAGCACTCAATCTTTTTCTTTTGAACCAGATAAGATGTCAATATCTGGTGGTTATCAACCTCTTGCAAATAATAATAGTCATGCGAATAAATTACTTACTGTTGTAGGTACAGATTTAGTAAATAATGCAACTGTTCCATATTATCTTTATGTTATAGGTGCTAATTATGGGTCTTTTGTAAATACCTCAAATGGTGTTGCTTTTAGAACATATAGTCCTTATGTAACATGGTCAAGTCCTGATCCAAGTGCAAGTTTAAACTTTACCGATCAATTAAATAATTATACTTCTACTAATAATAATTGGTATTGGAGTGTTTCTTGTCATAATCTTCAAACTTCTGACAATGATTTATTGTCATTGCATTTTATGATACGACCACAATACTTAACTAATAATAATGTTTCTCTGAATCAGTCAAGATATTTTAGCACCTCGCAAAACAGACAATATAATCAAGATAATGGTAGCATAAAATATAGTGGTGACATAAATGGTGGATTACTTCTTTTATATGATGATGCACAAACAATATCTCAAGCACAAGTTGTATCTTGGATGGAAGGTATGGTAGATGCTTTAGATGCAAATTGGAGAACACCTGCATTAAATGAAACTGATTTATTTACTGTTAGTAATTTATCAGCAAACAGATTTTCATTATCAAAAAATGGTGTTCCAGTTGATTTAACAAATAACGGAACATCACCAATTACATTTACAACAGAATCAACTGGTGGTATTGCTGATGGTGCATATACAGCTGATGCTGTAACTTCAACTACTTTTACATTACCAAGTGGTTCTCAAATTACTCCAGTTACATATGATTTCGATAGTACAACTATTGATACATCTACAGATTCAATAGTATTTACATCTTCAGTACATTATCAGACAGGTTCTGCTGTTGAGTATAATAATAATGGAAATTCAGATATTACAGGATTAGTAGATGGTTATACTTACTATACAATTCCTGTTAGTGACAAATATATTAAACTTGCATCAAGTTTACTTAATGCACAAGACGGTACTGCAATAGATTTAACAGCAACAGGTACTGGAACTCATCAATTGATATCACAACAAATTTCAGGATTTGTATCAACAGCTGGAACTTGTAATATTGTAGCAGATGAAAAAACTGTTGTTGGAACAAATACACTCTTTAAGAGATATTTTAAAGTTGGTGACAATATAACATTTTTATTAGGTTCAACACCAGGCGAATACTTTACAACAACAATTACTGCGATTGCAAATGACACACAATTAGAAATAGAAACTGCATCAAGTGTTGCAGATGCAACTGCAAAAGCATTTACAACAACAAAAGTTTATGCAAGACCAGATGGTTATGCAGTTCATAGACCATATGATGGTGGTGTTGAGATTGCAGCTGGTACTGCACCATATTCACAAATTATTAGACAAACTCGTAAATATTTTAGATATCAATCTGGTAAGGGTATTCAAACATCTTTAGCACTCAACTTCAATCCACCAGTAGTTTTACAGTCATTAACATCAAGTTCTACAACTGCAACTGGTGTAACTAGATATCCTCATAGATTATCTACTGGACAAAGTCTTAAAATAAAAGATGCTTCAGATACAGTTTACAATGGTACTTTTGATATTACAAAAGTTGATGAGTTTACATTTACATACACATTACCAAGTACACCCACTACAACAACTCCAACAGGTGTTATAAAATATAATGTTAATGGATATTCAGGTGCAGCTATTCGTTCTGGTATGTTTGATCAACAGAATGGATTCTTTTTTGAATATGATGGCTCCACTTTATATGCAGTTCGTAGATCATCAACAACACAATTATCAGGAACAGTTGCTGTAACAAAATATTCAAATAAAGTAGTTGGAACAGACACAAACTTTACTGGTCAACTTACTGCTGGAGATTTTATTGTTATTCGTGGATTATCATTTAGAGTAACAAGTATAAACAGTAATACTATATTATACATACAACCTGAATATATTGGTGAATCTGGAACAGATGTTATTTTAACAAAGACAGAAGATTTAAAAGTTCCACAAACAGAATGGAATCTTGATAAAGCAGATGGACAAGGACAATACGGATTTAATCTTGATATTGATAAAATACAAATGGCATACATGGATTATTCATGGTATGGTGCTGGTAAGATTCGTTTTGGATTTAAAGACATAAGAGGTCATGTAAGATATTGTCATGAATTTTTACATAATAACAGATTAGATGAAGCATATATGCGTTCTGGTAACTTGCCTGGTAAGTATGAAATTATAAATGGTGCGAATCCAACATATGCACCTACATTGTTCCATTGGGGTACATCTATAATTATGGATGGTAGGTTTGATGAAGATGAAGCATATCTATTTACTGCAACTTCAGATAATTTATCATTTTCTGCTGGTCAGTCAAATACATCAACAACTAATGCAAACTCAACTATAAGAGCAAGATACTTTGGTAAGAATTCTGCCAACTATTATTTACAATTAAAGTTTCCTAGTGGTGATGCAAGTAAATTTAGTGTTGGTGCAGTTTTAACATCAGCAACTAATGCGTTAGGTGCTTATGAAGGTTATACAGTAAATTCTACTTTCTATTCTGGTTCAAGTTTTGTTGTAGAAATATATTTAGGATTTGGTTATAGTACACCAAGTATTAGTGTTGCATCTGGTACTGCAATTACTATTGGTGGTAGTGATGCAGAAGATGATGTTGATTTAGGTATTGACTTAATACCTTTAGTATCTTTAAGATTATCACCATCAGTTGATAGTAACTTGCCTGGAAATTTAGGTCAAAGAGATATTATCAATCGTATGCAATTGAAACTAAACGAAGTTGGTGTTATTCTCTCACACGACTGTGAGGTCGTATTGATTTTAAATGGTAACTTGAGTAATACAAATTATATACAAGTAGGTTCACCTTCACTTTCACAATTAATAAAACACCAAATAGGTGAAGTGATTGATGGTGGTGCAGAAGTATTTTCATTTAGAGCAGCTGGTGGTACAGCTGATAGTAATGGTGTTAACAACTCAAACGCATCAAACTTTACACTACAACAAGTAATTGACTTGGGTAATGCAATTCTTGGTGGTGATGGAACATTCCCTAACGGCCCAGATGTGTTAAGTGTTGCAGTTCGTATTTTAGATACTACAACAGTTAGTGCTACAAATCCGTTTAATGCTTCAGGTCGTATTACATGGTCAGAATCACAAGCATAATAATTATTAGGAATATTAATGGCAGAGTCTAGAAATAAAAAATTAATGAGGTCGTTGAGAAACTCGTTTCTCGACAATCAAATAGAAGAAGATGGTGATTTAGTACCTAATATTATTTTAGATACAACACCTCAACTTGGTGGTAATCTAGACTTAAATGGTTTTAATATTACTGGTTCAGGTGCTATTGATATTACTGGTGCAATTAATCCAGTATATGCACAATTTGTTTATACTGCAACTGCAAATCAATCTACATTTTCTGGTGCTGATGATAATAATGCAACATTAGCTTATGTTGCTCAAAAAGTTTTAGTTTTTCAAAATGGTGTTTTACTTGCAGATACAGATGACTATACTGCAACAAACGGAACATCTATTCAATTACAATCAGGTGCATTAGTAAACGATACAATTCAAATTGTTGCATTATCTAGTTCTGGTGGTGGAGGTGGTGGTTCTGTTGATTTAAGTGCAGTTGCACAAGACATTATACCAGATGCAGATAATACTTACGATTTAGGTTCTTCATCAAAACAATGGGCAGAATTACATTTAGCAGGTGGAACATTCTTTCTTGGTGGTGCTCGTATGCAAACAGACCCAACAACTGGTGCGATTGCATTTATTCCTAAAGCAACTGCAAGTGTACCAAATCCAAAAGGAATTGTTTTATCACAAGATGGTAAATTAAAACCAGTAGACACTACTGGTGGTTCAGTTTCTAGTTCAGATTTTCAAGATGCAGCTAATAGTGATAATTCAACACCATCAACTGCATCATATACAAACGCAAGTGATTTACCTTTAACTGGTGTTACTGCTGGAACAACTGCATTTGTTTCTGCAACAAATAGATTATATCTATTTACTGGAACTGGTTGGTATAACATTGCACTTGTAAATAACAGTCCAACAATTACAACAGGTTCACCTGCTACTGTTACATTAAACACAAATGGTACTGCAACAGTATTAACTTTAGTTGCAACAGACCCTGAAGAAGTTCCAATCACTTGGAGTTATGCAGTTACAGGTGGCAGTTTAACAAATGGTGGTGGTGCAACTGCAACAGTTACTCAATCAAACAATGTATTTACAATAACACCAACAACTACTGAAGCTTATGCAGGAACATTTTCATTAACATTTAGTGCAAGTGATGGTGTTAACACAGCAACATCAACTGGTGTATTTACTTTAGCATTTGCATTTACTGACACAAACTTTGCAAGTGTTGTTGCATTTTATGATGGTAGTGGTGTTGCTGGTACGCATAGTAGTGCATCATTTACAGATAATAGTTCTAACAATTTTACTGTAACTTCAACTGGTACAACTAAACAAATATCGACAAGTCCATATTATCTTCCAACTGGTTATCGTTCTGTATATTTTGACGGTAGTAATGATGATATAAGATATACATCTTCAGGAGTTATACCTCAACCTATGGAATGGTTAGATGGTGCAAGTGATTATGGTACTTACGAATTATTTGTTAAATTAGATGGTACTCAAATAACACCATCACAAACATATACTCCGGCCTCTTTTGGTTGTATTGGTGGTACATACATAAACTTTGGTGTTACAAACACAGGTGCATTAAGATATTATTGGTGGACTGGTGGTTCAAATTATGTAGATTCTACAACTACATTATCACCAAACACATGGAATCATATTGCACTAGTAAGAGATTCTACAACTATAAAATTTTATATAAATGGTTCATTAGATGCTACAACACAAACTAATTATGCTGGCGTTTCGTGGGCAACTGGTGCTACTGGTGAAGTTCTTTACATAGGTAGAGGTCATGCTTCAGCAGATGCTGATGGTATGTTTAAAGGTCATATTTCAAATTTAAGAAGTAGTGATATTGCAAGATATAGTGGTTCTTCATATACAGTTCCAACATCACCATTTACTTCAGATGCAAATACATTATTATTAACTTGTAATGATTTAATAATTGCAGACAAAAGTAGCAACGCATATTCATTAACATTAAATGATATACCAAAAGTAAGAAGTTATTATCCTGATGATATAACAGGAATGACTACTGAATATCAACCTAGTTCGCAAGGTGGTTCTGCATATTTTGCCAATAGTGGTACTCAATATTTGACTGTGGGTAGTGCAGGAGATTTTGCTACTGGAACTGGTGAATTTTGTTTTGAGATTTGGTTTAAACAAGATGTGGCATTTGCAGACTATAAAGACATCTGGAGTACATATGATGGTTCTAATGGTAATTTTGTACACACACGATCAAATCAAACTGTTATTTGGGGATCAGAAGGTACAATTCGTATCACCAGTAATGATCTAATAAAACTTAATACTTGGTATCATTTAGCAATAGTTAGAGATTCAGGTGGTGTCATTAAAATGTATCTTAATGGAAAAGCTCAAACTCAAACTTATACTCGTTCTACTGATATACCACACACAACCAATCCATTGACATTGGGTTATCTTGCTGGATTTACCAGACCTTGGGGTGGTTATTTATCAGACTTTAGATTTGTCAAAGGATCAGCAGTTTACACATCAGACTTTACACCACCAACTACACCATTGTCTGCTATCACTAATACTGAATGTTTATTAAAATTTGGTGGTTATCCTTTATTTGAAAGAACAGGAAAAGAGTATCTTACTACTTTCAATGGTAATTCAGAAATTACTGATGCAAATTATGTACATTTAAGATATGCTTCTTTTTATGATGGTAGTGGTGATTATCATACAATATCAAGTAACTCTAATCGTGCAATAGCTACTAATCAAGACTTTACTATAGAAACATGGATAAAAGTAAATGCGTTTACACAATATGGTCATTTTGCAACAACTTATAATAATGTTGGTGATGATGAAGATTATTTCTTCAGATTAAATAATACTGCACAATCATGGCAATTTCAATTAGGTTCTCAAAATTCTATAGCAGTAAATTCATCAACAAATTTAATTCAACATAAATGGCATCATCTTGCAGTTACAAGAAGTAGTGGAACAGTTTATTTGTGGCAAGATGGTGTTCAAGTTGGTTCTGCTTCTGATACACAAGCATTAAATGATAATACAGTATATCTTGGACAAGCAATCAACGGTTATCCTTTAAATGCATATATGTCAGATTTTAGAGTTGTTGTAGGAACAGCAGTTTATACATCTGCATTTACACCACCAACTTTAGCATTAACTGCTATAAGTGGTACTCAAATGTTAATAACAAGTTCTGCATCTACTGTTGCAGATGCAAGTTCAAATGCAGCTACTGTAACTGCTAATGGTACTGTAAGTTTAACAAAAGAAGTTGACCATCATACAAACATGACATTCCCTGATGATGTTACTGGAACTTTAAAATTTAGAGGTGATACCGATTATATAACTGTTACAAATCATGAAGCGATGAATTTAAGAGATCAAGATTTTACTATTGATTTCTGGTTCAAACGAGATGCAGTTAATAGTGGAACATATGGTGATACATTTATTTGTAATGTTACTGGTACTGGTGCAATTGCACTTGCAATCAATCCATCAGGTTATACAGGTGTATCTTATAGAAATACAGTTAGTGGAAGTTGGACAAAAGTAGGAACAGACCCAGGCGATACATACGGTAGTGTTCAAGTTGGTTTAAATAAATGGACACATTATGCAGTTGTAAGAACAGGAACAACTGGTTATCAATTTGTCAATGGTGTTCTCGCAGAAACATTTACATTTACTGGAACTATAACTGATTGGAATGGTGGTATGCACTTTAGTCATTGGCATGATGGTTATACTAGAGGCCTTATTGGAGAAATCTTTGGATTTAGAATAACAACAGGTGTTGCAAGATATACTTCAGCGTTTAGTGTTCCAACAGAACCGCCTGGAAGAAGGAATTAATAAATGGCAGAAACAAGAAATAAAAATATAGTAAAAGCTATAAGTAATGCATTAGTTCTAGGAGAGATAGACACTACTGGTAATATTGCTGGTGGTGATTTAGATGCAGATACAACACCTCAACTTGGTGGTAATCTAGATATTAATGGTAACGATATTATTTCTCTTGCTGGTGCGAACATTGATATCTTACCACATACTTCAGGTAAGATAAATTTAGATGGTGATGGAAGTACAAGTGGTGTTAGTGTAACAGATGGTCTTATTGAAATGCGAACATCTACTGGTAGTGTTGCGGCTATTGATATGTATTGTGAAGTTAGTAATGCACACAAAGTTACAATTAAACCACCACCTCATGCAGATTATAGTGGTAATGTAACTTTTCAACTTCCATCAAGTAATGGTACTAGTGGTTATCTTTTACAAACAGATGGTAATGGTGTAACAAGTTGGGCAGCTGCTGGTGTTACTGGATTTGATTCTGCCGATAATACATCATCACCTAACAATACTATAAATGCAGCTTCTCTTACAGTAAATTCATCATCAACAGATGCAGATTTTGTTATTGAACCAAAAGGTGCTGGTGCGATTTTATCTCACATACCTGGCGGTGATGCCGCTACTGGTAATAAACGAGGTGCATTTGCAATAGATTTACAACTCAATAGAACAGATGGTACTCCTGCGGCTGGAAATGTTCCATCAGCATATGGTGCTACTATTATTGCTGGTTATGATAATAAAATAGCTGCTAGTGGTTCTGGAACAGACAATTCTAATAGTGCAACTGTTAGTAGAGGTGCAATAATCGCTTCTACTGGTAGTACAGTTACAAGTGCTTCATCAGGTACTCAATATCAAATAAAAGAAGCTATAATAATTGGTTCAAAAGATAGTAGTCTTACATCAACTGGTGCAACATCTTATCAATCTATAATAGCAGGTGGTTCAGTTCATACAATTAACGGTCACGATAGAGGTGGAATTTTCTCTGGTAGACAAAACACTCTAGGTAATGGTGATTATAGTACCATAGTAGGTGGTTATTTACACAATGTTAATGGTAGTTATAATAACGCCACAGCTGGTTATGACCATCAAATAGATTCTACAGCCATTTACTCATCCATAAATGCTGGTTATTTCAATGAAATAGAAGGTGATTATACTTTCATAGGTGGTGGATATTCTCACTTTATTGATGACGGTTGTCAATATGGTGCAATAGTTGGTGGTTATAATCATACTTTAGACGGCGATTATGCTGGAATGTTTGCTGGTAGAGATAACGCTATGACATCTACTAATTCTCAATATAGTGTAATATTAGGTGGTTATGCATTATCAATAGCAGGAAATTATTCAGCTATACTTTCTGGTGTTTTAAGTGAAGTTACTGGTAATCAAGCAGCAATTGTTGGTGGTTATGACAATCATGTTTCTGACCATTACTCTGTTGTTATTGGTGGTAGAGATAACGATATAGATGGCCAAGGTTCTGTTGCTCTTGGTGGACATCATGGTTATGATCATGGAAAAAATGCTAGTGTTATAATGCCTGCTGGTATTTTTGATAATTCTTGGGATGATGGTGAAGCACAACAAAAATACAATACTGTAGCACATGAAACAACTGATGCAACACAAACTGCATTAAATACTCACGCTGGTGATCTTACCGTTGGCAGTTCTTATTTTGCAGGTTCTTTAAATTCAAACGGCGCTTCTTTATTCAAAATAACTCTTATTGCAAATGTAACAGGTGGTGGTGATACAAAAGCATGGACATTTGAAGGTGTTTTTAAAAAAGGTTCTTTAGCTTCTTCTGTTGCATTTGTAGGAACACCTGTAAAAAATGTCATAGCATCAGATACAGGTGCATCATCTTGGGATGCTGATGTTCAAGTAAATACTACTTATGGTGGTGTAGAAGTGGCTTGCACAGGTGCGGCTTCGACAACAATTCGTTGGGTTGCTCAAATATCACAGACACAAGTTGCATTTTAATTAAAAGGAAAATAAATAATGGCAATACAATTAAACTTAACAGCAGAAAATACTAAATTAAATGTTCCATTGAATTCAGTATATGCAAGAATATCTAGTTTAAGAGGAAACAAAACAACATTTGAGTACAATGTTCAAGTGTTTATAAATGAAACATCAGCAAATCCAGGCGAGGGTTTAAGAACCTCAAGACCAATTAGAGTTGATAGTTTTAGTTTTCCAATAACAGATATTGACAATACAAATATAATGGAATTTTGTTATAATCATTTGAAAACGCAAACTTTATACACAGAGGGAGTTGATGTGTAATGACTATTCATTTAAAACATCAAAATGCAGGAGATGTAATTTTACAAACTGATGCAGATGGTAATTTACAGATAAATCCAGATAATACAAATGGAATAGGATCAGTAATTAGTTCAGGTGTATTGTATGAACACGCACACACAATTAGTTCAGCATATTCAATATCAAGTGGAAATAATGCAATGAGTGCTGGGCCTATCACGGTTGCAACAGGCGGTAGTGTTACAGTACCCACAGGCTCTGCATGGACAGTAGTGTAATATTATAAATAGAATTAAAAGGAAAAATTAAATGGCTACTCCAAACACAAGAGATACATTTAAAGAATATTGTTTAAGAGCATTAGGGAAACCTGTAATTGAAATAAATGTAGACCCAGATCAGATAGACGATAGAATAGACGAAGCGTTACAATACTTTGCACAATATCACTATGATGGTATTGAGAGAATGTATCTTAAATATCAAATAACATCTGCTGACATTACACGAGCTCGTTCTAATAACAACTTAACTCAAGTTACTGATGTTGATAGTTCAACAACTGCAACATGGAAAGAAGCAAAGAATTATATACCTATTCCATCAGCAGTTATGTCTGTTGTAAAAGTTTTTCCTTTTACAGATAAAGGTATGCAAAACTTATTTGATGTCAGATATCAATTAAGATTAAATGATTTATATGACTTCAGTTCGACATCTGTTTTACACTATCAGATGACAATGCAACATTTAGATTTTTTAGACCATATTCTAGTAGGTGAAATACCAATAAGACATAATCAACATCAAAATAGATTATATCTTGACATGGACTGGCAGACAGTATCTGCTGATGAATATATTGTAATAGAATGTTATAGAAATTTAGACCCTGCTACATACACAGATGTATGGAATGATATTTTCTTAAAGAAGTATGCAACTCAATTAATTAAAAAACAATGGGGTGCAAACTTATCTAAATTCCAAGGTGTGCAAATGTTAGGTGGTGTTGTTCTGAACGGTGAACAGATTTATACTCAAGCTCAAGAAGAATTAAATAAACTAGAAGAACAAATGCAACTCGCATATGAGTTACCACCAATGCACATGATTGGATAATTAAATGCCTACTAATGTATATTTCGACACAGGTACAAAACCAGAACAAGCACTCTATGAAGATTTAATCATAGAACAGCTTCGTATCTATGGGCAAGATGTTTACTATATTCCTAGAAACATGAATAGTGAAGATAAAGTATTTGGTGAAGATGAATCATCTTCATTTGATGACGCATACCTGATTGAAATGTATATGGAAAATGTAGATGGTTATGAGGGAGAGAAAGAATTAATGTCTAAATTTGGTTTAGACATAAAAGATGATGCAACATTTGTTGTTGCAAGAAGAAGATGGGAACAATTCGTTTCAGTTGATAATAATTTAATTGTATCTTCAAGACCAAACGAAGGTGATTTAATTTATTTTCCAAAAGCCTCAAAGATGTTTGAGATTACTTTTGTAGACCATGATGACCCATTTTACCAAGTACATAACTTACCAACATATAAATTAAAGTGTAAGACATTTGAGTATGGTTCTGAACAGATTGATACTGGTATTGCAGAAGTTGATGCAATAGAAACTGATAATAGTTTAGATCAACTTGCACATCAAGTAACATTAGAACAAACAACATTTACTGAAGAATTTAGATTAGAAAGTGGAGAAGGTTTACTTGTATTAGATGGAACAAATCCAATAGGTGCAGATACTGGTGATAATTTAATTACAGAAACACAAACACATAATGGTTCTTTATTATTAGAAAATCCAGTAGAAGGTGCAGACGCATCATATATAATATTAGAATCTTATGTTCTTGATTCGATAGATGAAAGAGCACAAAATGATTTATATTCAACATTAGATGATAATGTTTTAGATTTTTCTGAAACAAACCCATTTGGAGATGCAGGGATAGATTGATATGATAGGACAATATTTTTATAACGAAGCGACAAGAAATGTAGTAGTTGCATTTGGAACGCTTTTTAACAGAGTACAGATTGCAAAGAAAGATAGTTCTGGTAATGTAACACAGACTATGAAAGTTCCATTAGCATATGGGCCTAAACAAAAATGGTTATCAAGACTACAGGAAGACCCAAACTTAAATAAAAAAGTTGCAGTAACATTACCAAGATTAGGTTTTGAAATATCTGGTATTGAATATGATACTGCAAGAAAATTAAATAAAATAATCAAAGTTAAGAAAAAAGTTGATGGTGTTGATTATGACCAATTAAAGTCAGGATTTATGCCTGTTCCTTATAATATCAATTTTGAATTATATGTAATGGCAAAACAATCTGATGATGCACTACAAATCGTAGAACAAATACTACCATATTTTCAACCAGAATATACTGTAACAATGAGAGAAGTTCCAGAGTTAGATATTATCAGAGATGTTCCTATTGTATTAAACAGTATCAACTATGAAGATAATTACGAGGGTGAATTTACAAGTAGAAGAGCTATAATTTATACAATGAGTTTTACTGCAAAGTATTTCCTATACGGCCCAATCACTTCTACAAATGTTATTCGTAGTGTTCAAGTTGACCAGTATACAGATATGCCAGTTAATACACCAAAAAGAGAACAGAGATATACAGTTGAACCAGACCCAACAAATGTTTCACCTGCTGTGTTTGATCCTAATGATGATGATAACTTTGGATTTAATGAAACTGCATCATTCTTTGAAGATGCAAAAACATACAATCCAGTAACTGACGAAGATGAGTAAGTCAACTGAAGTCCTAGACGGAGTATTAGGTATAACTGATGTTGTAGATAATGCAATGTCTACTACTACAAAAGAAGTAGTAAAGAAACCAGTTATTGTGAAAACAAATGATGATGACATTGACAATGATTATAAGTATCAAAGAGAAAACTTTTATAATTTAGTTGAAAGAGGTCAAGACGCAATAGATGGTATTTTAGAGCTCGCAAGAGAATCTGAACACCCAAGAACATATGAGGTTGCAGGTAACTTAATAAAACAAGTTGCAGAAGTAACAGAGAAACTTGGTGATTTACAAGAGAAGATGAAAAAACTGAAAGATGTTCCTAGTAATGCACCAAAGAATGTAACTAATGCACTTTTTGTAGGTTCTACTGCTGAATTACAAAAATTACTAAAAGGAAAGAAATAAATGTCAACAACCATTACAAGTACATCAATAAATGTTAATAATGCTACTGACCCATCATCACCCTCTACTGGTGATTCATACTACAATACCACAACAAATGATTGGAAATTTTACAATGGAACTTCTTGGATACCTTTAGAAGAAGGTGCTGTACAACAATATCCAATAGAACATCTAGGAAATTGGGAAAATAAATCACCATCACAAGGTTGGTACTGGATAAAACCGCCAGGTGCGAGTGAAGCTTTTTTCTGCGAGTATAGTGGTGGTGATTATAAGTCTACTGGTTATGGTTTTTGGAGATGGTGGAGATGTAATGATGACTATCATTCAATTTTAAATCATCATTATAATAAAGGATATCAATGGAATGTTTTGATGGTAGAAAAAGAAAATACTGGTACATGGCAAACAGCAGGTTTTAATACCAATCAAACTTTTAATCAAAGAAATAGCACCGCCGTATCTACATCAGGTACAAGGACTGGATATAGAGTCTACTTTGGGTATGCTGGAGGTCATGGAATATATAATACAGGTCAAAGCGTTTGTAATTGGGGTAGTTCTTCTGGTGGTTTAGGTTCAGGGTTTAATGGAAGCAATTGTGGTTCATTTCCAGATAATTTATACATGGGTACTGGTGGTGGTTCTAATACCTATGGTAGTAGAGGAGGTGTATGGTCTTTTTGGTTTAGGTGGTTAGACACATGAGTTATATTTGGCAAAATCCTAATTTTGCACGACCACATAAGTATGATGATTATATTGATTGGTTAAATGCAGAAGATCGTACGGCATATTTAGCCGCTAAAGAAGCTACTATGGATGCAGATTATTTTATTCTATGGAAACAAGATTTAGTAAAACAATGTCAATTGAAAAGATTTGAAGAATACCCATCTATAGAAGAACAAATGGAAATGCAGTTTAATGATAAAGTAAATTCTACTACTACATGGGATAATGCAATTAATATGGTTAAAACTAATAACCCAAAACCAATTATTGATTAAAATGAATATATTATGCAAAATATTGACCATTATCTCGGTAATCCCCTACTAAAGAAAGCAAATGTTTCTGTCGAATGGACAGAAGAACAAATTGTTGAATTTAAAAAGTGTATGGAAAATCCTTTACACTTTATTGAAAATTACATAAAGATTGTATCACTAGACCACGGTTTAGTTCCATTTGATATGTTTCAATTTCAAAAAGAAATGGTTGATACAATTCACAACAATCGTTTCACAATCTGCAAACTACCTCGACAGTCAGGTAAATCTACAACATTAGTATCTTACATATTACATTATGTTGTTTTCAATGCAAACATGAATGTAGCGATACTTGCAAACAAAGCCTCTACTGCAAGAGATATTCTTTCTCGATTACAACTTGCATATGAAAATTTACCAAAATGGTTACAACAAGGTGTAATGTCATGGAATAAAGGTTCATTAGAATTAGAAAATGGTTCTAGGGTAGTTGCATCATCTACATCATCAAGTGCAGTTCGTGGTGGTTCATACAACATGATATTTTTAGATGAGTTCGCATTTGTTCCTAATAATGTTGCAGAAGATTTCTTTTCATCTGTATATCCTACAATATCATCTGGTAAATCTACAAAAGTTATTATTGTGTCAACACCTAATGGTATGAATCTGTATTACAAACTATGGACTGATGCAGAAAACAAAAGAAACTCTTATAACATTATTGATGTACATTGGAGTGAAGTGCCAGGCAGAGATGAGAAGTGGAAACAAGAAACTATTGCAAATACATCTGAAGAACAATTCAAAAGAGAGTTTGAATGTGAGTTTTTAGGTTCTACAAACACATTAGTTGCACCACACAAGATTAAATCAATGTCATATGCAGAACCATTAACAAAAAATGCAGGTCTTTCTATTTACAAACAAAAAGTAAATGGTCATCAATATGTTTTAGTGGCTGATGTTGCAAGAGGTATTCAAAACGATTATTCTGCATTTGTTGTATTTGATGTTACACAAATACCATATACAATTGTTGCAACATATAGAAACAATGAGATAAAACCTTTACTATTTCCTAATATTATCAAACAAGTTGCAACAAACTATAATCTTGCACATATTTTAGTTGAAATCAATGATATAGGTGACCAAGTTGCAAATGCATTACAATTTGATTTAGAATATGAAAATATGATAATGTCATCTATGAGAGGTCGTGCAGGTCAAATGGTAGGTGCAGGTTTCTCTGGTGGTCGTTCACAATTAGGTGTCAGAACAACAAAAGCAGTCAAAAAGATGGGTTGTTCTAATTTAAAACAGATTGTAGAAACTGACAAACTTATCATACAAGATTATAATTTAATCAATGAATTTTCTACATTTTCATTAAAAGGTCAATCTTACGAGGCTGAAGAAGGTCATACAGATGATTTGATTATGTGCTGTGTATTATTCTCATGGTTAGCACAACAAACATACTTTAAAGAGTTAACTGATGATGATATTCGTGCAAGAATGTATGCAGAACAACAAAATCAATTAGAACAAGACATGGCACCTTTTGGATTTGTTGATGATGGTTTAGATAACTATGGTGAAAAGATGACTGATGAATATGGAACAGTATGGTCACCAGTTATAAGAACGCATGATTCAGATTGGTAAATCTTCAATAATCTCATTCTCTAACTTTAAATAACAATTTGCACAAACAATTTTAGATGTTTTCATAAGTTTTAGAATATCTCTCCTAGCTTCTTCATTTAAACCTTTCTTTCGTGTCGTTCTTCTAATTTCTTTCTCATGTGGGTGAAATTGTAAACACGCATTTTCAGATTCACCACAGTATGTACAAAACTTATCAGACAAATATTCATTTACCCAAATCGTTCTTTTTCTGTAGTTTCTTTTGAAAACTCTTTTGATTGTTTCTTTATATTTTTCGTAATGACTTGACATAAAGATATTTATATGTCAGTTGTTCTATAAAAATGTGTTTTTAAGATAGTCTTTTTTATAAATATAATTAAATGAAAAAATTGAAATTTATATTATATAATCCATAAGGAGAAACAGAGATGGCATTTCAAGTATCCCCTGGCGTTCTCGTAAAAGAGATTGATTTAACGAATGTTGTTCCTGCTGTTGCTACATCAATCGGTGCAATTGCTGCTGGATTCCCAAAAGGGCCAGTAGAAGAAATTGTTCCAATTGGTTCAGAGGAAGAACTCGTTCAAATTTTTGGTAAACCTAATTCAGATAATTTTGAAACATTTTTTACCGCCGCCAATTTTTTACAATACGGCAACGCTTTGCGTGTTGTTCGTGCAGATACAGCCGCTGTTAATGCTACAGCAGACGGTGTTGGTCTAAAAATTAAAAATGATGATGATTACGAAAATAATTACGAAGATGGTTCTGGTTCTAGTGGCGAATGGGCTGCAAGATTCCCAGGCACTTGGGGTAATGCGTTAGGTGTATCAATATGTTCAAATGCAACTGCATACGAACAAACAACAACTGCACTTGTTGATCAAGCAGATGTTGCCGCTGGTGATACAACTATTACAGTAGATGATGGAGCTGAATTTAATGTTGGTGACATTGTTTACTTTCAAGAAACTACTGGACAACAGTATGAAATTACTGCAATCGCAGTAAACGATTTAACTGTTAGACAATTAGACAATGCAAACGGTGGTGGTTTAAAATCTGCAATTGCAGATAATACTGCTATTCGCAGAAGATGGAGATATTACGATTTATTTGATGGTGCTCCAGGCACATCACAATATGCAACTGATAGAGGTCTTTTATCTGATGAGATGCATGTTGTTGTTTTTGATTACACAGGTGGTATTACTGGATTTGATACAGATTTAGCTGGTCAAAGAACAAACGCAGTATTAGAAACATTCCCATTTGTATCACAAGCATTAAGTAGTAAAACACCTCAAGGTGGAACAAACTTCTATAAAAATGTAGTAAATGTTGGTTCTAGTTATGTTAGATGGATGGATCATGATGCATCACTAACAAATGCAGGAACAGATCCAGCAGGTGGAACTACATTTGCATCAACTGCTGGTAAAGCAGGTGTCTTAACAGACACTCTTGGTGGTGGAACAGATGACACACCTTCAATCGGTGAGTTAGAACTTGCATATGACAAATTTGCAGATGTTGATACAGTAGATGTAAATTTAGTTATGGCAGGTACTTCACCAGCATCAACTGATGGTGTTACACACGCAACAATGATTATTGATTTATGTGAATCAAGAAAAGATTGTGTTGGTTTCATCTCTCCTCGTAGAGAAGATGTTGTTGGTGTAACTACTGGATTTGCACAGACTGGTAATGTCAAAGGATTCTTTGATTCATTATCAAGTTCCTCTTATGCAGTATTCGATTCTGGTTACAAGTATATGTACGACAAATACAATGATGTTTACAGATATGTACCATTGAATGGTGATATTGCAGGACTAGCCGCAAATACAGATAATGTTGCAGACCCTTGGTTCTCGCCTGGTGGTTACAACAGAGGTCAGATTCGTGGTGCAGTTAAACTTGCATACAATCCTACTAAATCAGAAAGAGATATACTTTATCCTGCAAGAATTAACCCAGTTGTTACATTCCCAGGCCAAGGTACAGTCTTATTTGGTGATAAAACTGCTCTTGCAAAACCAAGTGCATTTGATAGAATCAATGTTAGAAGATTATTCTTGGTTCTTGAAAAAGCAATTGCAACTGCGGCTAAATATCAACTCTTTGAGTTTAATGATGTATTCTCAAGAGCACAATTTAGAAATTTGGTAGAACCTTTCTTGAGAGATGTTCAAGGTCGTAGAGGTATTACAGACTTTTCTGTTGTCTGTGACGAAACAAATAATACAGGAGAAGTAATTGATAGAAATGAGTTTGTTGCAGATATATTCATCAAACCTGCTCGTTCAATTAACTTTATAACATTAAACTTTATCGCTGTGAGAACTGGTGTTTCATTTAGCGAAGTTGGCGGTTAATAGGGAGATAAAAAATGGCAAGTATTGACGATTTTAAATCTAACCTAATCGGTGGTGGCGCTAGAGCTAATCAGTATAGAGTGATAATGACAACGCCTGGTGCAATTGCAACAGGTCTTGATTCTAATAGAACTCAATTTTTAGTAAAAGCGACTTCATTGCCTGGTCAAACTATTCCTGAAATTACTGTAAATTTCAGAGGTAGACAGTTGTTTATTGCTGGTGATAGGACATTTGAAACATGGACTACTACTGTACTAAACGATACTGACTTTATGGTTAGAAACGCAATAGAAAGATGGATGTCTGGAATTAACGATTTAGAAACTAATGTTGGTCTTAATAATGTTGCAGACTATACTGCTCAAGTAACAGTTGAACAGTTAGACAGAGATGACAACTTATTGAAATCATATGTGTTAACAAATTGTTGGCCTACAATTCTAGCACCTATCGAGTTATCATATGATACAGTTAGTGATATTGAAACTTTTGATGTAACATGGAGATACACATCATTCTCTGCAAGTAGTGTCTAATTCAAGTATACTAAATAAGTAGAAAGAATAGGAGAATTATAGAATGGCAGAGTTATTCGGTTTCAGAATTACTAGGGCGAAAAATGACAAACAGACAAGTGGTGTAGCACAGAGTGTTGCACCACCTTCTGCTGATGATGGAACAATAGATATCGCAGGTGGTGGTTTTTATTCTTCAGTTTTATCGACTGACGGTCGAGATGCAACTGAACTAGACCTCATTAGAAGATATCGTGATATTGCACAACAAGCTGAATGTGATAGTGCAATAGAGGACATCACAAATGAAGCCATAGTATCTGATGAAAGAGGACAGTCAGTATCGTTATCGTTAGATAAATTCGATATTTCACAAACAATTAAACAAAAAATTCGTGAGGAATTTGACGAAGTTTTGCGTTTATTAGATTTTAATTCAAAAGGACATGACATCTTTAGAAGATGGTATGTTGATGGTAGATTATTTTATCATAAAATTATTGATGAAAAATCACCAAGAAAGGGTATTCAAGAAGTAAGATATATTGACCCTAGAAAAATAAAAAAAGTAAGAGAACAAATTGTTGACAAAGACAGAAGAACTGGTCTTGACTTAACAAAAAGAACACAAGAATATTATCTTTTTAATGCTTCAGGTAATGGTAAATCAACTTCACAAGGATTGAAGATATCACCTGATTCAGTTTCATATTGTCCATCTGGTTTGGTAGATATGCACAAAGGTACTGTTCTATCACATTTACACAAAGCAATCAAACCAGTCAATCAATTAAGAATGATTGAAGATTCTTTAGTTATCTATCGTATTTCAAGAGCTCCTGAAAGAAGAATTTTTTACATTGATGTTGGTAACTTACCAAAAATCAAAGCAGAAGCTTACCTTAAAGATGTAATGAATCGTTATAGAAACAAACTTGTTTATGATGCAAGTACAGGTGAGATTCGTGACGACAGAAATCATATGTCAATGTTAGAAGATTTCTGGTTGCCTCGTAGAGAGGGTGGTCGTGGTACAGAGATCACCACACTACCAGGCGGTTCTAATCTTGGTGAGATAGATGATATTAAATATTTTCAAAGAAAATTATATCGTTCATTAAATGTTCCAGTAACAAGACTTGCAGAAGAAACGGGATTTCAGATAGGTCGTTCTGATAACATAACAAGAGATGAATTGAAGTTTACAAAATTTGTTCAGAAACTTCGTAAGAAGTTTACAGTTTTGTTTACTGATATGTTAAAAACACAATTAGTGTTAAAAGGTATTATTGCAATTGATGAATGGCCAATGTTTAAAGAAAACATTCAGTTTGACTTTTTACAAGATGGTCATTTCACAGAACTCAAAAACGCAGAAGTTATGAGAGAAAGACTTGAAATGTTAAGTCAAATAGAACCTTATGTTGGACAGTATTTTTCTAAAGAGTATATTAAGAAAAATATTTTAAGAATGAATGACGAAGAAATAGAAGATATTAACAAACAAATTGAAAACGAATCTGAAGATGCTGGTGATGAAGAACCAGTAGATGACGAAAATTAAGGAGATAAATTATGAGTAATATTAAAGATTTTGTAGATTCACTATCTGATGGTGACAATGTTTCAGCAGAAACACATTTCAACTCTATTCTATCAAATAAAGTTGGTGATGCTCTTGCAGTTAAACGACAAGAGGTTTCACAGTCAATGATTAAGAATCATGTTCCAGAAACACCAGAGGAAGAAAGTAGTGATTAAATCGTTTGAAAATTTTAGAAAACAGTTGCCTGAAAAAGATGAACACAAGATGACGCAACAGTATAAGAAATTAACACCTAAAATGAAGAAGGCTGTTGATGAAATTTTTACAATTATGGATAAAAAGCCGTCAGATTTTATAAATACTTTTGAAAAAACAATAAAACAAGTTTCAAAGAAACATAATGTACCTGAAAAGAACATTATGAGTTATTTTGAAAAAGAGATGTTATCAATTTAAAGGAAATAACTATGAAATTAATCGCAGAACAAATCAATGATATAGAATATATTGTTGAAGAAAAAGACGGCGAAAAAGAAATGAAAATTAAAGGTATCTTTATGCAAGCAGACATTAAGAACAGAAATGGTCGTGTATATCCGATGGCTGTTTTGCAAAAAGAAGTAGATAGATACAATAAAGAATTTGTTGCTGAAGGTCGTGCCTTTGGTGAACTAGGACATCCTGACGGTCCTACTGTCAATCTTGACAGAGTTTCACATATGGTTACGAGTTTAGAGGCTGATGGAAAGAACTTCATTGGTGAGGCAAAATTGTTGTCCACTCCTATGGGGGAAATTGCGAAAGCACTTATTAAAGACGGTGGTAAACTTGGTGTTTCATCTAGAGGCATGGGTTCACTAGAATCTAGAAATGGTGCAAATTATGTGAAAAATGACTTTTATTTGGCAACTGCTGCCGATATCGTTGCAGACCCATCTGCACCAAAGGCCTTTGTAGAAGGTATTATGGAAGGAAAAGAATGGGTTTGGTCCAATGGTATTCTAAAAGAGGTAGAAGTCGAACAAATTAAGGAAGATATTGAAGCAGATGTGCGTAAAAAAACTTACAATTTTGAAGCGCTTGCGTTTGCAAAGTTCCTTAAAAAACTTTAAAATTATAAATATAATATGACAAAACAACAACCAAAGGAGAAATCCCAATGTCAGAAATAGATAAGACAATTGAGGAACTCGAGGCAGAAGTATCGCAAGAATTAGAAGAAGCACAAGCTGATGTTGCGAAAAAAGGCGCTGTCAAAGGTGAACCCTCAAAAAAGGTTGATGGAGAAGTTCAAGATTTAGGCCCTGCTGTTGACGAACCACAAGATAAAGATACTGGTTCTGCAAAAGCTGGAGACAAAGTCAAGAAAGCTGCTGATCCAAAAGCCAAAAAAATTGCTGCTGGTTACAAAATGAAAGCAGAAGTTAAAAAAGAAGATGTTGAGAAAGATGAGAAAGAGGAATCTACTCTTGATAGTCGTTTAGCATCTATTGATGTTTCTGAAGATGTTGATGCGTTAATGAATGGACAAGAATTGTCTGAAGAATTCAAAAACAAAGCAAAAACAATCTTTGAAGCTGCTGTAAAATCTAAAATTCGTTCAGAAGTTGAAAGAATTGAAGAAGAAAGCAAAAAAGAAACAGAAACTCAAATGGAATCTTTTAAATCCGATTTAACTGAAAAAGTTGATAACTATCTAAACTATGTTGTAGAACAATGGTTAAAAGATAATGAATTAGCTATCGAAAGAGGATTAAAGGGTGAAATTGCTGAAGATTTCATTACTGGTCTTAAAACTCTTTTTGAAGAGCATTATATTGATGTACCAAATGAGAAGTATGATGTTCTCGAATCACAATCTGAAAAGATTGACGAGTTAGAGAAGAAATTGAACGAACAAGTCGAGAAAAATGCCGAGTTAAACGGTAAAGTATCTGGAATGGTTCGTGATTCTTTAATCGCTGAAGTTTCTGCTGATTTAGTAGATACAGAAATCGAGAAGTTTAAAGAATTAGCAAAAGATGCTGAATTTACTACGGAAGAATCTTTTAAGGAAAAACTTGAAACATTGAAAGAAAGTTATTTCCCAAAGAAGAAAGTAGTTAGTGAATCTGTAGATTCTGAATCTGATTCATCAGAAGTAGAATCGAAAGAAGTTAGTGGTTCAATGGCAAGTTACTTGGCTGCAATCACTAAAACAAAAAAGTGATAAGTGTAAAAACTTAAAATTTAATAAATAATATTAACAAACTGTAAAAGGAGAAATACAAATGTTTCAAACTGAACATTTACAGGAAAAGTGGCAGCCAGTTTTAGAGCATAAAGATTTACCTGAAATCAAAGACTCTTATAGAAAAGCTGTAACCACAGTTATCCTAGAAAACCAAGAAAAAGCCCTTAAAGAAGATGCCGCATTTCTTTCAGAGGCTGCACCTACAAACTCAACTGGTGCTTCTATCGGAAATTGGGATCCAATCTTAATTTCTTTAGTTAGAAGATCAATGCCTAACTTAATTGCATATGATGTTTGTGGTGTACAACCTATGACAGGTCCAACAGGTCTTATCTTTGCAATGAGAGCTAAGTATTCATCACAAACTGGTACTGAAGCTTTCTACGCTGAGCCAGATAACGACTTTGCTGGTGGTAACACTCAAATGCAAGGTACTAACCCTGCTGTTCTTAATGATGACCCTGCTGGTACATATGTAACTGGTGTTGCAATGCAAACATCGGCTGCTGAAGCAAAAGGTGATTCTGCTACAAACGCTTTTGCACAAATGGCGTTCTCAATTGACAAGCAAACTGTTACTGCAAGATCAAGAGCTTTAAAAGCTGAGTACACAATGGAACTTGCTCAAGACTTAAAAGCAATTCACGGTCTAGACGCAGAAACAGAACTTGCTAACATTCTTTCTAGTGAGATTCTTGCTGAAATCAATAGAGAAGTTGTTAGAAACATCTACATTACTGCAAAAGAAGGTGCTGCTGTTGATACAACTACACAAGGTACATTCGATTTAGATGCAGATTCAAATGGTAGATGGTCTGTTGAGAAATTCAAAGGACTATTATTCCAAGTTGAAAGAGATGCAAATGTTGTTGCACAAGAAACTCGTAGAGGAAAAGGTAACATAGTTATCTGTTCTTCAGATGTTGCTTCTGCACTTTCAATGGCTGGTGTTCTTGACTATGCTCCTGCATTAAACACTAACTTAAATGTTGACGATACTGGTAATACTTTTGCTGGTACAATCAATGGTAAGTACAAAGTGTATATTGACCCATATTCTGCTAACGGTTCTGCTAATCAGTTCTTCGTTGTTGGATATAAGGGTTCTTCACCTTATGATGCAGGTATTTACTACTGCCCATATGTTCCATTGCAAATGGTTCGTGCAGTTGGTGAGAATACATTCCAACCAAAAATTGGTTTCAAAACAAGATACGGTCTTGCAATGAACCCATTCTCTCAAGGTAGTACAGCAATTACAGACGGAACAATGACTGCAAATGCTAATGTCTACTATCGTAGAGTAAAGGTTACTAATTTAGTATAATAGTAATTTTATAATAATAAAATAATATACCTCGCACTAAAGACCCACCCTAAAAAGTGGGTCTTTTTTTTTTGTGTATAAATAGTATCATAAAAGGAAAATACTATGGTAGATTTTAACCCACTTGCAAGACAACCATCAAATATAGACTATGCAAATAATACACAGTTTAGATTTGATATAATGAAATTACCCAATGTTCAGTATAATGTTATACGAGCAAATGTACCAGGCTTATCATTTGATGGTAATGCAGAATATACAACAAGATTTAAAAGAATACCTGCAATGGGTGAAGTTGTAAATTACGAAGATTTAAATCTTACTTTTATTGTACAAGAAAATTTTGCAAATTATATTGAAGTACATGATTGGATTATTGGTATAGGTTTTCCAAAAAGTACAACACAATTTGCAAACGCAATTGCATCTGGTGAAACTGGATTAAAACCAAACGCAGGTGGTGATGTTAGTAGAACAGACACAAGTTCAAAAGTTGCAAACATATCTGCATTAGAAAGTGATGCAACATTAACTATTTTGACAAATAAAAATAATCCAACTGTCAGAGTTAATTTTAAAAGTTTGTATCCATCTGCACTTACTGGTGTTGAGTATGATGTTCAATCTACAACAACTACACCATTAACAGCTACAGTAACTTTCAAATATTCAATTTATGAATTTGAAACTTTATAAATAATTATGAGCAGTTTAAGGTTGGCTTGAACATTTGACAACCTTTCAGTCTTTCAATAGATAATATAGAAACTGCAAGTTGCAAACCAAACTGCTCACTCTCTTTTTAAATTATGGAACTCACTATGACCCTCGAAGAATTGAAAATACAATCAGAAAAAGACATAACAATAGATGATATCGAATGTGATAAAGAAACCGTTCGTACTCATGCACTCAAAATAAAATACTTAAGACTATTCTCAAAATATAGATTACAAGAAAGAAAACATCATTTTGATTATCTAACTTTGAAAAAAGAAAAATGGGAATACTACGCTGGTAAAGCAAGTCCTGAAGTATATAGAGATAAACCATTCGACCACAAAATTCTTCGTGGTGATATTCCAATCTATCTAGAAGCCGATGAAGAATTAAATACTCTATTACAGAAAAAAGAATACTTTGAAACTTGTAAAGATTATTGTGAAGAAGTTTTGAAAACAATTAATAGTAGAAGTTTTGAAATTAAAAATATTATTAATTGGAGAAGATTCATGGAAGGTATGGATGAATAAAATTATAGACCAGTATTTGATTTATAAATTAGATGAAATGATGTTGCAGAATATTCGTGTAGTAGATTCAAAATTTATATCTGGAGAAGTTGGTAAAGCTGATAATACAAAAAATGAACAAACTGAAGTAAATTTAAAAAGTAGAGATTCAAAAATAAAATTTATTAAAGATAATGTAGTAAAACAAAATTTATTTTCTGTTATAAGTTTTTTAAATTTAGAAGCTAATTGGAAATATCATTTAACTATTCTAGAGGATTTACAATACACAGTTTATGATGTTGACCAATATTATAATTGGCATACAGATTCTAATTTTTTATCTACACCTACTACAAGAAAATTAAGTTTTTCTATTGGATTAAATGACCCAAATGAATATGAGGGTGGTGAACTTGATATAGAAATACATGGCCCTAATATAAAAGGTAAAAGGTTTGAAACTATTGTATTAGAAAAAAATGAAATGGTTTGTTTCAGGTCTAATTTGTGGCACAGAGTAAGACCAATAACAAAGGGTGTTAGAAAAAGTTTAGTTGGTTGGGTTCGTGGCCCACAGTTTATATGAAAATAGAAAAAATAAATGAAGTATACATGAGAGTTGATTGTGAGAGATCAACTGCAATGGCACTTTCAGATTATTTTACATTTGAAGTACCTGGCGCTCGTTTTATGCCAGCATATAGAAATAGAATTTGGGATGGTAAGATAAGATTATTTTCTGTAACAACAGGGGAACTTTATGTTGGTCTTTT